CTGGGGTTCAGAAGCAGACAAAAAGGTGCGAGAGAGTACATATGGATGTATAAATGTTCTTTTTGATTTTGATGAACCCATTGAACTTGGTGATGACCTTGAAATTGCGGCTACAACGAAGTGGAATCTCCAACCCGTTGTTCTCGCAGATGGTCACACAATTTCATGTGTTATCTGTGATCTCACGGAAGATATACTCACAACACCTCCAGAAGAGTTGAGAGTTCGTGTCCTCGAGGAATTGGATGTCCCCCTCCCTAAACAAATACGCTTTGGTTGGGGTGCCGAGTGGGATGGTGAGCGTTGGCAATTTACACAATCATCGGGGGTTCTCAGCCTCTATGGTCAACTTCCATTCTTTGGTGAGTGCCCCCATGTGGCGATGTGTGGTATGATGTCACCCCGCAACACACCATATTCAAGCATTGAGGCAGCTGTGGAAGTTTCGCGCAGTCTCAGCCACAAATGTTTTGGAACGAGGGAACCATTGAGTCCCCTCCTTCTCACACAAGTTTTATCATTGACACTTTTGGTGCTTATAGTTTTAATTCTAATTTATCGTAATAGAAATCTATGAGGTTTCTGGCCAAAGTACATACACCCATGTATGACCATAACGACAAAAAGTATATTCGTTTGGTCATTCCTGAAAATTGTGCCAATATAATGCGAAGAATGCAGTTGAATAAGTCTGGGCTTATTCAAAATTCCCATGTAGATGATCCACTTGATGGTCTTATTCTCACAGTTAAGGTTCCGTTCCGTTATAGGAGAGTGATGTGTGAAGTCCGAGGACATCCCGTCCAATCTCTTACAAAGGGGTGTGAAGTTGAAGTAGAAACGGATTTTGCGGGTGTTTGGAATGTTGCCAACTATAGTGGATATGCTTGGAAGCTTGTGTCTATTAAAAGTTAAACTCTACATATATCAAATGCTAACACGCACGGGATACCTCGTCACTGAGGGACCAATTCAGGAAATTAAAAAGGAACTGACAGTAAGACCACAGGTCAACAGCGACTATGGATTTCCTCCCCCACCTTTCAAGGTTTTTAGAACAGCTAAGAATGGAGTGTGCGTTCCAAGATTCTACGGAGTTGGTAAGGTGGGAAAGCCCAAGGAGGATCGTCGCCCCGAGCCAGCGAGATCTAGCGCCAAGTTTGTCGGTCAGTTACGAGACGCAACCCACCAGAACGAGGCTCTTGCTGCAGCTATTAGTGCGGGCCATGGTGTTCTCTCGCTCCCATGCGGGTATGGGAAGACCACCGTATCCTTGGCAATAGCGTGTAAGTTGGGCTACCGCACAATGATTGTAGTTCACAAACAGTTTCTCGCAGATCAATGGCGAGAACGCATTCAACAGTTCTGTCCGGGTGCCACGATAGGTATAGTTCAACAAGATAAGAAGGAGACTGATTGTGATTTTGTCATAGCCATGCTTCAATCCCTGTCCCTCAAGGAGTATTCCTTCAGTGATTTTGACTCCATTGGTACACTCATCGTGGATGAAGCCCATCACATTTGTGCGAAGGTCTTCAGTCAGTCCCTCTTCAAGATGTGTCCCAAGCACATTTTTGGTCTTTCGGCGACACCCGAACGAAAAGATGGTCTCACGAAGGTTCTTCATTGGTTTATGGGACCCACATTCTTTGCGGTGGAGCGAAAGAATCAGGAACAGGTGGAAGTATTTCCGGTAACTTATGAATCATTCAACTACAGAAATCCTCCACCATGTACGAGAAACGGTAAACTATCAATGCCCAATATGGTCACAGAAGTTGTTGAAGACAGGAAGCGGAATCAAATGCTCGTTCAACTCGTGAAAAAGGCTTCAGAGGGCACAAGGCAACTCCTCGTTCTCAGTGATCGTCGGTGGCACTGTGAAATGCTCCACCAATGTTTCCCCAAAAACTCGGGACTCTACATGGGTGGTATGAAAGAAGCCGACCTTCAGGCCTCATCACAAAAGAAGATCATCTTTGCCACCTTCTCACAAGCCCACGAAGGTCTAGATATACCAACCCTGGATACGGTCATTTTAGCGTCCCCCAAATCCGATATTACACAAAGTATAGGTCGTATCATGCGAGAGACTAAAGGTAAAAAGAACAATCCACATATCTACGACATCCACGATCCATGGTCCATATTTACAGCTATGTACTATAAGCGTCTCAAGGTGTACCGTCAAGGTGGGTTTAGGATCCACGGGAAGGTTGCCGAAGAAGAAAAGAAGAATGAGTTCCCTCAGGGAAAGTGTCTGTTTTTATAATCTGACTAATAAATAAATGTCTGGCGCATTGATACAACTTGTCTCAAAAGGCGCACAAGACATTTATCTTAATAGTGAAGAAGGTCATTCGTTCTTTCGTATGAAATTTACGAGACACACAAATTTTTCACAGGCTCCCAAGCTTATTAAGACCATCACAGACAACGATCCTGTTTTTACAGTTCCCGTTTATGGTGATCTTATAAATTGTCTCTGGTTTGAGGGTCTTGATAAGAACTCCAATGTTTCATCAAATCTTTTGTATAATTCAACAATTGATCTTTATGTGGGTGGTCAGAAAATTGATTCTCAGCATTATGACTATTATGCGGACATTTGGCCAAACTATCTTTCAGAAACATGGGTAAAACAAGAGGAACTTACAAATAAAACGAGTACTTCCAACAGAAACTTCCAACCACTTCACTTTTTCTTTTGTGATCACGGGGCGTTTTTACCCCTCATATCTTTAGCTCATCATCAAGTTGAAGTGAGGGTTAATTTTGATCAAGCAAGTCTGGTTGGTTATAATAATTCTCAAAAGAGAATCAATGTATATGGAAACTATGTATATCTCGACAAAGAGGAGAGAGAGTCTCTCGTAAAAAGACAGATGGACTTTATAATTACTCAAACACAGCGTTTGGATTTTCCACTTTCTAATGTAGTCGATAACTCCATTCAAACTGGTGGATACAATGATTTGGATTTGAGTTCCTTTAATCACCCCGTGAAGTCTATATTTTTTGGGTATTCGGCGACAAATATTGATCCAACAAATGATCGTTTTACATTTAAGAATGCGGATATTCACATAAATGGTACACCACTTCTTGAAAATATGAGCCCAACATACTTTCACACGGTTCAAAATTATTACAAGTCAAAATATGGTAAAACTGACTTCAGAGTTGACACAGAAGATCTAATGTATACCCGATATTTTGCGTATCATTTTGGTTTGAATGTTTCAGAATACAACCCATCCGGGACATGTAATTTCAGCAGACTCGACAATGCTAAACTCATAATTCGTGGAGCTGAAAAGGGTAACTTTAGGGGGGATCAAAAAGATATTTATGTGTACGCAGTAAACTATAATGTCCTCAGGATCAAGGATGGTTTGGCTGGAATTTTATTCGGGAACTAAAGTATAAATGGGTAGAACCGCGAGATTCGAACAGATTTATGTTGCAAGTCTGGAAGCAGAACCCGTTGAACAGGAAACTCTTACAGGTGTCAAGAGTATTTTAACGAGAGAAGTTGAAGCAAATGAACTTCTTCTCGTTGAAGAAGCTGGCACGAAGGGGCGTCTTGGTATAGCGAATACAGCACCAACAAAATCTATATCTGTGAGTGACAAACTTTATATTGACGAAAACGATACAATTGTATTTGACTTAAAGTCTCGTGGTCGCGCGTCTCGTTTTTTTGTTGATAATCAATTGGGTATAGGTACAACAAACCCAACAAAGGCTTTTCAGGTAACTGATAAAGTGAGCATTGATTTGACAGGTCGTGACCTTATGACGGTGAGCGGAAACTTGGTCGCCTCAAATCTCATCGTGACTGATAGATTCATAACAGCTGGTTCAAACCTCAGTATTAAGGAAACAAATTCAAATGTCATAACTGTTGTTGGTGGCATTAAAACCTCAAATCTAAGTGTTGGTTCAAATGTTTCGTTTACGGATCAAGGTTCAAATGTAGCAAAAATAATGGGAAATGTATATCAAGAAGGTTACTTGAATGTTGTAGGTAATATTGCGGTGACGGGTAATATTACGGTAACAGAGACTGCGACTTATATAGCCACACAGGACTTGCGAGTTGCGAATGTGGTCATTCATTCGGGGTTTGGAAATGATGTATTGTCACGGGAAACTGCGTTCGTGATGACACCGGGGACTGGATATTCGAATGTAGCCCTCGGTTTTGTCGCGGGTAACAGGGGTCGGGAAATGGCATTTTTCCAAACGGATGCATATGGTGGGTACAACTCTAGCTCAATTAATGTAGACAATACAAAATCAGTGAATGTTCATGTGTACGGTGACATTTACACATCTAATAACATTGGTGCTGGAAATATATACCCCACACACGATCTTTGTGTGGGATCAAATGTCTTTTTTGATGACAAGAGCTCTAATGTGATGCACG